AACCCGCTGACCGCCCCCGATCTCGGGCTCGCGGATACGGCCAATCGGGCGCTGGAGTCCGCCAATCTCTATCGAGGCGCGGCCAGGGATCTTGCCGAGAGCGCCCGCGCGCCACTTGAAAGCTGGCAAGCGCTGCGAGATGCGGTGCGCGGCAGCGATGAAGGTGCGGCTGATGCGCTGACCGAGACGGCTGGTGCCGCCGACAGGTTGGAGACCGCCCTTGGGAATGCCGGACGCGCGGCGACCGACGCGGGAGCTGCCGCCGGGGCGGCTGCGGCTGCGGCCAAACCCGACGCAGAGGCAGCGGTCACCGGCTGGCAGGCGGTGACCGCTGCGCTCTCGGACTATGCCAGCAAGGCGCGCGATATCGGCGGCGACATTGGCCAGAGCCTGGTCGGCGCTTTCCAATCGGCCGAGAATGCCATCGGCGAGTTCGTAAAGACCGGCAAACTGGACTTCCGCGGTCTGGTCACATCCTTGCTGGCCGATCTCGCCAAGCTGGCGGCGCGGCGGTTCATCCTCGGACCCATCGCCAATGCGCTTTCCGGCGCGCTGGGGGGTGCGGGTGGGATCTTCGCGAATGTCCTGCATGCAGGCGGCATGGTTGGGTCCGCGGGGCCCTCGCGGATGGTCCCGGCCATGGCGTTCGCCAACGCTCCCCGGATGCATTCCGGCGGCGTTGCCGGCCTACGGCATGACGAGGTGCCGGCAATCCTGCAGCGCGGTGAGCGGGTGCTGTCGCGCAGTGAGACACAGAGCTACAGCGCAGGCGGCGGCGTCACTATCACCATCATGACCCGTGACGCCGAAAGCTTCCGACAATCCCGCACCCAGGTCGCTGCGGATATTGCCCGGGCCGTGTCGCTCGGGCGGAGGGGCATGTAGTGGCGTTTCACGAGATCCGGTTTCCCGACAACATCAGTCGTGGCGCGCGTGGCGGGCCAGAGCGGCGTACTCAGATCGTCGAACTGGCCTCGGGCGACGAGGAACGCAACGCCAGCTGGGCGAACTCGCGCCGCCGCTACGACGTGGCCTACGGCATCCGCCGCGGGGATGATCTCGCGGCGGTCGTTGCCTTCTTCGAGGCGCGCAACGGACGGCTGCACGGCTTCCGCTTCAAGGACTGGGGCGATTTCAAATCCTGCCTGCCTTCAGGCATGCCAACGCCCAATGACCAGGTCATTGGCTCTGGCGATGGCAGCGCAACCGCGTTCCAACTGGTCAAACGCTATGTTTCCGGTGCGCAGACATGGACGCGCGCAATTTCCAAGCCAGTCGCGGGCAGTCTGCGCATCGGTTTCGACGGCACCGAACAGGCCAGCGGCTGGTCGGTCGACACAACGACAGGTGGCGTCACCTTCGGCACTGCGCCGGGCTCTGGAGTCGCCCTCACCGCAGGCTTCGAATTCGACGTGCCCGTCCGCTTCGACACGGACGTGCTCGATGTGACGCACGACCTCGAGCGACTGGGCTCGATCACCTCCATCCCTCTCCTGGAGATCCGACGATGAACGACACCGGCAGCTTCATGGCGGCTGTCCTGCGCGAACTTGCGGCCTCGACCGCCGTGATCCTGGCCGCCTGGGGCGCGCTTGGCGGCGCGACCAATGCGCTGACCACAAAGATGCGGCTGCGCGATGCTCTCCGGCACATTCTGCTCGGCGGCTTGATCGCTGCCGGGATGGGCAGCCTCTCCATGGCGCTGGTGACCAGCTGGCTGGATCTGCCGCCCGAGGCCATCCCGGCCGGGGGCGCCGCAGGATCCGCCGCCTATCTCGTCGGCGTCTTTGGCCCGGCCTTCATTGAAGTCATCCTCGCGCGGCTGCGCGCCGCGACAGGAGGCAACGGCGATGGGGGCAACAATGAGTGAGCTCCTCCGCCTTGCGCGGTTCCTCCGCTGCGTGCCTGTCGATGCCCGGCAGACCTTCATTCACCGCCTGCGCATCGGCCTGGCCGTCGCAGCGCTGATCCTGATCCTTTCTCAACTGGGATAAATCCATGCAGATGACAGACCGGGGCCTGCTGGCCCTCACCCGGCACGAGGGTATCGTGCCGGGACCCTACCTTGATGTCGTAAACGTCTGGACCTTCGGCGTCGGCCATACGGCTGCGGCCGGTCCCCCCGATCCGGCCAAGATGCCCCGTGGCATGCCAGCAGACCTTGAAGCCGGACTCCGCGAGGCGTTCCAGATCTTCCGCGCGGATCTGGCACGTTACGAGGCTGACGTCCGGCGCGCGGTGAAGGTGCCCCTCGCCCCGCATGAGTTCGATGCGCTGGTCTCGTTTCACTACAATACCGGCGGCATCGCCCGTGCCATGCTGACGCAGCATCTGAATGCGGGCAACCGGGCTGCGACAGCCAGCGCCTTCCTGAACTGGCGCAAGCCCGCCGCGATCATCCCGCGCAGGGAAGCCGAACGCGACCTCTTCCGGGATGGCCGCTATCCGGCTGGGTCGATCCCGGTCTGGTCGGTCGACAGACACGGTCGGGTGGATTTCTCCCGTCCAATCCGACGGCTGACCGAGACCGAGGCGCTGGCGCTCTTGCGCCCAGAACGGGCGGTTTCTTCAGAGTCCAAACCCGCCGCGCCATCGGCATCGGCATCGGCATCGGCATCCAAAGATAAGCCCAACTGGCTCACCCGCCTGATGCGTTTCTTCTCAACCCTGAAGCAGAAGGCCTGACCCATGCGCTACATCCGACCCAACTCCCTGACCTGGTGGGCGGGGGTACTCGCTGTCCTGACCGGCGTTGCCGCCGCGGCACTCCCCGCCACCGGCGCCTTCAGCGAGCTCGCCCGGCTTGTCGCTCTGATGGCGGGCTCAGGCGATGCCTCCCCGGCCGGGCTGATCTTTCTGGGTCTCGGCCTGATCGGCCTGCGCGATCGGATCGAACGGGGGTTCCGAGGGGATGGCTGACCTGGTCACGGGTCTGATGGCCCTCGCCACCCTGATTGCGGGTCTGGCCATACTGCTCTGGCGAGCAAAAGGCCGGGGCGTCGCCGAAGAACAAACACGTCAGGCGCTGCGGGACCGCGACGACGCAGAAGCAACCAAACGGAGGATGAAAGATGCAACGGCTGATCTGGGCAGTGATCCCAATGTGCTGCGCGACTGGCTGCGCACCCGTGGCCGTGAGTGAACCCGCGCTTTGTGCTGGACTGGCGCGCGCCGTGACAACCCACGCCGCAGCGCTCGCTGATGACGGTGGACCGCGCTCGGTCACAACCGGCGCGCGTCTGATCCGCCTGATCGATGCCGGTTGCGGGTGGCCGCAATGAAGTCCCTCGACCCGACGTTTCAGGCCCATCTCGACGAGGGAACAACCACACTCTGCTGGTGCTGGCGCATCCTGCGCGCCGATGGCATGAGCCTTGGCTTTACCGATCATGATCTGGCACTCGACTTTGACGGCACCGGCTTTGAGCCCGAAAGCGGGCTGACAGCCTCCGAGATCCGTTCAGGCACTGACCTCTCCGTAGATGCTCAGGACGCCGAAGGCGTGCTGAGTTCCGACAGGATCACCGAGATCGATATCCTCGACGGGCGCTGGGACAATGCAGAGGTCGAGGTCTGGCGGGTGAACTGGGTTGACCCGGGCCAGCGGGCCCTGTTGCGGCGCGGCGCCATCGGCCAGATCCGGCGCGGACGGCTGGCCTTTGTGGCCGAAGTGCGCTCGCTTGCCCATGTGCTGGGCCAGACGGTGGGACGGACGTTTCAGGCGAGTTGCGATGCAGCGCTTGGGGATTTCCGCTGTGGCGTCGGTCTCGAAGACCCCGCCTTCAAGGGAACCGGTTCTGTCGTGACCATCTTGCGAGACCGAGCTGTTCGCGTCTCCGGTCTGACAGGATTTGCCGCTGGCTGGTTTGCGCATGGCACCCTCGAATGGACCAGCGGTGCCAATGCGGGACGGATCGCGGAGGTGCTGGGCCATGACGCCACGGACGGAATCGCAATCCTAACCCTGCTCGAAGCACCGGTGCGCGAGATCGCCGAGAGCGACGCCATCACCATCCGCGCGGGTTGCGACAAGCGGATCGAGACCTGCGGGGCGAAGTTTGCCAACACCGCCAATTTCCGCGGTTTCCCACACATCCCCGGTCAGGATGCTGTGCTCCGCTACGCGACGAAAGATGGCGGGCATGAGGGAGCCGTGCTGTGAACGTCGTTTCCAGCGGAAACGACGCGCGGCAGTGCATCGCATCGCGATGCATGAGAGCAAGCACCGATCCCCAACGCGTCATCGCCGTGGCCCGTTCCTGGCTGGGCACGCCCTATCACGATCAGGCCAGCCTGCGCGGCGTCGGCTGCGACTGCCTCGGCCTAGCCCGCGGCATCTGGCGGGAGATCGTCGGCCAGGAGCCGTTTCAGATCCCACCTTATAGCCGGGACTGGGGCGAGACAGGGCCTCGAGAGGTCCTAGCCGAGGGCGCGCGGCGCATGATGATCGAGGTTCCGCGTGCCGAAGCTGGACCCAGTGCGCTGGTCCTGTTCCGCATGACCCCGCGCGCCATCGCAAAACACGTCGGGATCCTGACCGGGCCCGACACGTTCCTCCACGCCTATGAGCGCCTCGGCGTCATCGAGGAGCCGCTGACACCCACCTGGCGGCGGCGCATCGCCTTTGCCTTCCTCTTTCCGGATCGGACCTGACTTATGGCCACGCTTGTTCTCGGAGCCGTTGGCTCGGCCATTGGCGGCAGCATTGGCGGGGCAATCTTCGGGGTCAGCGCCGCTACGATCGGCGGTTTTGTCGGCTCGACCCTCGGCTCGGCGGTCGACAGCTGGATCGTCTCCTCGCTCACCCCGGCCCAGAGGATCGAAGGCGCGCGGCTGGACACGTTGCGCATCACCTCCTCGACCGAGGGCGCGGTCATCCCGCGGCTTTACGGGCGCATGCGCATCGGTGGCAATATCATCTGGGCCACGGATTTCCGCGAGCGCAAGAAGACCTCCACCCAAGGTGGCGGCAAGGGCGGTGGTGGACCCAAGGTCAAGACCACCGAGTATCTCTACTATGCTTCCTTTGCCGTTGCCCTCTGCGAAGGTCCCATCACCGGCATTGGCCGCATCTGGGCCGACGGCAAGCTCCTGGATACCTCCGGCCTGACCTGGCGCTGGTATCCCGGTGACGAGATCCAGACGGCAGATCCCTTCATCACTGCGACTATGGGGGCCGAGAACACACCGGCCTATCGCGGCACCGCCTATGTCTTGTTCGAGGACCTACCGCTGGCAAACTTCGGCAACCGCCTGCCGCAACTGTCCTTCGAGGTCTTCCGCCCCCTTGGCGGCGAGGACAGCGCAGAGAGCCTGATCCGGGCCGTCACGCTGATCCCCTCGGCGGGAGAATTCGTCTACGCCACCACGCCGATCCGCAAGGGAGCGCTCGGCACAACCCGGTCCGAGAATGTCCATGCCCGGGCCGACGCCTCGGATCTCACCGTCGCGCTGGACCAGTTGCAGGCAGCCTTGCCCAATCTGGAAAGCGTCAGCCTGGTCATTGCCTGGTTCGGGGACGATCTGCGGGCGGGGTATTGCAATATCCGGCCTTGTGTCGAGACCGGGGAGAAGACCACCACCCCGCAGGCCTGGCGGGTGAACGGGCTGGACCGCGCCAATGCCCCGCTTGTCAGCCGCGATGCGCAGGACCGCCCGGTCTTTGGCGGCACGCCGGCGGATTTCTCCGTTGTCGAGGCAATCCGCGAGATCAAGGCGCGCGGCTGGCGCGTCACCTTCTATCCTTTCCTGCTGATGGATGTGCCATCGGGCAACACGCTGCCGACCCCCTATTCCGACGACGCATCCGCCATCGGCCAGCCCGCGCTTCCCTGGCGCGGCCGGATCACCTGTGCACCTGCGGCCGGGTTTGCTGGAACGGTCGACCTGACCGCAGCGGCGGCCGCCCAGGTCGCGGCCCTGTTCGGCGCGGCCATGCCATCGGATTTCACCGTATCGGGCGAGGATGTCGCCTGGACCGGCAGCGCAGACTGGGGGCTGCGTCGCATGATCCTGCACTATGCAAATCTCTGCGCCGCCGCAGGCGGGGTCGATGCCTTCCTCATCGGCTCCGAGATGCGTGGGCTGACCACCATCCGCGCAGAGAACGACACCTTCCCGGCGGTGCAGGCTTTCCGGGATCTGGCGGCCGACGTGCGCGGCGTTCTCGGATCCACTTCCCGCATCAGCTATGCCGCCGATTGGTCAGAGTATTTCGGCCATCATGTCACCGAGGCAGGGGACACAGCGTCCAGCGATTTCTCCGGCATCACTCTCAGCACCCCGATCCTGGCCGGTGACTACAAGGTATATGTCCCCCAACTGGTGCCGGACTTCACCTCCGGCTGGCGGCTGCATGTCTATTCCGGCGGCCCATCCATCGATCTCGCCGACCTGTCGCTTGGCAGCAGCCTTTCGCAGACCGGACGTGACTCCAAGGCAATCTATTACGCCATTCACGATCTCTGGATCGGCGATGTCCCCCTCGGCACCGAACTGACCTACACCGACATCATGACCATCCAGCAGGGCAGTTCCATCGGTCCCTGCAATGACATCCTCACCCTTTACGGTCTCACCCAGGCCAAGATCGACAGCGTCTTACCGGACGGGCTGCGCATGGCAAGCTTTGCAAGTGTGATCGCCTCACGCAACCTCATTGAATCCGATCCCGGAGATCACCCCCGGTCTTTGAGCTACACGCGCACGGATGCAAACGTCGTCGGCTTGCGGATCGTGCTTCAACTGGAAGAGCCCTATTACTCGGGCAATTTCGACAAACTGGTCAGCTACAGCGCGCCCGTGCTGCCGCTGGCCAGCTCCGAGCCGGTCACAAGCGTCTTTTTTCATCTCGACCCGCTCTGGGCCGATCCAGAGATCGATTTTATCGGCATCGACAATTACATGCCGCTCTCCGATTGGCGTGACGGGTCGGCCCATCTGGACGCAGGCAATGGCTGGCCGTCGATCTACGATCGCGCCTATCTGCACGCCAATATCGAAGGTGGTGAAGGGTTCGACTGGTTTTATGCCTCGGGTGCCGACCGGACAGGCCAGATCCGCACGCCTGTCGAGGACGGCTCTGAAGGCAAGCCCTGGGTGTTTCGGTATAAGGACCTGAACGCCTGGTGGTCAAATCTGCATTTTGACCGACCCGGTGGGGTGGAAAGTGCCTCACCCACAGCCTGGATCCCGCAATCCAAACCCATCGTCTTCACCGAATGCGGCTGCCCCGCCATCGACCGGGGCACCAATCAGCCCAACGTCTTCTTCGATCCCAAATCCTCGGAAAGTGCCGCGCCTTACTTCTCGCGCGGTTGGCGCGACGATGCGATCCAGCGGGCGTATTACGAAGCCCTTCTGACCTATTGGGGGGAAGCCGCAAACAACCCGGTGTCCACAATCTACAGCGCACCGATGATCGATCTGCCTGATTGCGCCGCCTGGACCTGGGACGCGCGGCCCTATCCGCATTTCCCCGCACTCACCGAGATCTGGACCGATGGGCCAAACTGGCAGCGAGGCCATTGGTTGACCGGGCGGATGGGCGGCGGGTCGCTGGCCGCCCTGGTCCGGGACCTCTGTCTGCGCGCCGGCCTTCCGGAGGCGCGCATCGACACGACCGGTCTGACAGGCTCTGTCGAGGGCTACATCCTCACCGCACTGGAATCGCCGCGGGCCTCGATTTCCACGCTGGCGCGACATTTCGGCTTCGATGCGGTCGAGAGCGAAGGGCAGATCAGGTTCCTCATGCGCGGCCGCGGCGCCGTTGTCAGTCTGACCCACGACGATCTTGTTGCCCCGCGCGAGGGTGACATTCTGGAACTGGTCCGCGCGCAGGAAACCGAACTGCCCCAGGCGCTGAAGTGGCAGGTCACCCGCGCGGACGGCGACTATGACACCGCGCAGGTCGAGGCCCGGCGCATCATCGTGGACTCGACCCGCGTCACCTCCGAGGCCTTCCCCATTGCAGTTCCGCCCGAAGAGGCCGAACGCCGCTGCCAACGCGCCCTGATGGAAGCCTGGACCGCCCGAGAAAGCGCGACCTTCCGACTGCCACCGTCGCGGCTGGCCCTCGATCCCGCCGATGTGGTCACGCTGGCGCATGACGGCCGGCAGATGCCGCTGCGGCTTGTCTCCATCGCCGATTCAGACGCCCGGGGCATCGAAGCCCTGCGCCAGGATCTGGAAAGCCTCGAAGTTCCGCCCGGCGAGGCGAGGCCAACATCCCCGAGCCCAGTCGCGGTCTTCGGTGCGCCAGAGGTCACCTTGCTCGATCTGCCGCAGTTGAGCGAAGATCAGCCTGCGCACCGGCCATTTGTGGCAGCTTTTGCCGATCCCTGGCCGGGCGATATGGCGGTGTTCCGCAGCCCCTCAATGGACAGCTTTGAAGTGCTGACGACATTTGGCAGTACCGCCAGGATCGGCGCGCTGGTCTCGGATTTTCATGCAGGCCCCACATCCCGCTTCGATCTCGGCAATGCGCTGGAAGTAGATCTGCTCTCCGGCACGCTGGAGGGCGTCAGCGACTTGACCCTGTTTGGCGGGGCCAATGCACTGGCAGTGGAAACTGCGCCGGGCGTTTGGGAGATCCTGCAGGCAGGTGCGGCTGAATTGATCGCACCGGGCCGGTATCGCCTGACCCGCCTTCTGCGCGGGCAGCGCGGAACCGAAGGCGCACTGGGAACCCCGGCGCTCGCGGGCGCACGGGTGGTGGTGCTGGACGAGACACTGGCCGAACTTCCAATCGCCGAGGGGGACCTCCGGCTTCCGTGGAACTGGCGTATCGGCCCCGCGAGCCGCCCGGTCAGTGATGACAGTTACATCGGCACCCCCTTCACGCCTGCGGGGGTTGGGCTTCGGCCCTTCTCGGTCACCCATGTCGAGCAGCCATGGCGCAAGCCCCGTGTGGCCGGCGCTCTGACCCTTCGTTGGACACGGCGGTCCCGCGCCTTGTCCGCCGACAGCTGGGGCGCAGTCGAGGTGCCGCTGGTGGAAGAGGTCGAAGCCTATGCACTCGAGATTCTTGATGGCGCATCCATCAAGCGCACGCTGACCACCGCCACGACCAGTGCCGTCTACACCGCGGCCGAGCAGATCACTGATTGGGGCGCACTGCTCGGCCCCGGCGATACGCTGACAATCCGCCTCTTCCAGCTCTCAGCCCTCCTCGGGCGGGGCGCCGAGAAAACCATCCCCCTCAACTTCTGAGAACGCCCATGTCCGATACCACGACCAACCTGGCTCTGCCTTACATCCTGGCCGCGCAGGCCCAGAAGCATGTCACGCACAATGAGGCGCTCCGGATCCTCGACGGGCTTGTCCAGCTCTCCGTTCTCGACCGCGATCTGGCCGCACCGCCAGCCAGCCCCGCCGATGGCGACCGCTATATTGCCCCCTCCGGTGCCACCGGCGATTGGTCCGGCTGGGATCTGAACGTCGCGCTCTGGACCGACGGGGTCTGGCTGCGCCTGCCGCCGCGCAGCGGCTGGCGCGCTTGGGTCGAGGACGAGGGGTTGCTGCTGGTTTGGGACGGATCGATATGGTCGGACATTCTGCCGTCAGAGTTGCAGAACCTTGACATGCTTGGGATCCGGGCCGCGGCCGACACGACAAACCGGCTTTCGGTCTCGGCCCCGGCCATTTTGCTCAGCCATGAAGGCGCCGGTCATCAGGTGAAGATCAACAAGGCCGCTGCGGGCAATACCGCATCGCTGCTTTACCAGACCGGGTTTTCCGGCCGGGCAGAGATGGGGCTGGCAGGATCAGATGATTTTGCCATCAAGGTCAGCCCGGATGGCAGCGCCTGGCTGGACGCCCTTGTCGTCAACCGCACAAGCGGCAGTGTGACCGGCGAGGCCGTCCAATCCGACGCGCTGGACGCAACCGCCGGGCGGCTCTTGCGTGTCGGTGGCTTCGGACTTGGCCTGGACGCAGGGCCCAATGTCGCGGATCTGGATACGCATGGTCTGGCCGGGTTCTTCTTTGGTTACGGCGGGGCCTCGGTGACGCCGCCGACAGGGGACAACCCGTTTCCCACCCTGAACGGCGCCTACGGGTTGATCACCGGCAATGGCACTTTGGGCGATGACAGCGGCTACCTGTGGCAGATCGCCGTGCAATACGGCACGCTTTCTCCCCAACTCAAATTCCGCAACAAGGCAGGTGTCACCTGGGATGCCTGGCAGACCGTGGTTGCGACGGACAATATCCTGGGCTCCGTCAGCCAGGCGGGTGGCGTGCCCACGGGAGCCATCATCGAACGCGGCAGCAACGCCAACGGCGACTACACCCGCTTTGCCGACGGCACGCAGATCTGCACGCGCCAGGGCCTCGTCGCCACCTTCGTTGACGCGGAACACTGCGCGGCAACCTGGACTTGCCCGGCGGCCTTCGCCGCGCCGCCCACAGCAGTCACGCTCACCCTCGACGGCGGCGCCTGGGGGGCGAGTGGTCCGGCCAGCGGTGTCGGGCGCGGGGATGTGCAACCGGTGGCAGGCATCAACACAAACACGGCGCTCTCAGCGGAGGTCTGGGCCTCTGGCAGCGCGGTTTTTGTCTCCGGCGATACGGTCCCTTTGCTGGGCGTCGCTTTTGGCCGCTGGTTCTGAGGAGGAGCTTTCCATGAACATCACTCTTGTGCCGCAAAGGCGGGACACACCGCTGGTCGCGGTCAAATCCGGCGATGTGCTTTGGCTCAACGGCGAGGCCTTTGATTTTGGCCCACTGCAGGACGGCGATGCGTTGCCCGCGGATGCCATCGCGTCGGACCTCTTCGCGGGGCCGGTGACGCGCATCACTGGGATCCTGCAAATCTCCCTTGTCCTGCCCATCGGCGCGCATGCGCCTGAGGAGGCGAGGTTTCCGGTGCCGCTTGTGGACGTGCCGGATGGTGAGATTGCTCTGCCAAACTTCGAGGTGATTGCGGGTATTGATGAGGAGGCTTTGTGATGGCCAATATTGATTTCTCAAAGGTGCAGACGACCGAAGCGCGGACGGCCCGCAAACATAAGGACCGTCGTGTTGCGCTAAAAGCCGAAGCCAGACGCCGCATCGCAGCGGTCTTTGACGACCGCACCCAGATGAACCTGGTCGGGGCGGCAATCGCAGGAGATCTCTCGCGCGCCGAGATGGTGGTGTTCCGTGCCTCTCGGCGATGGATCGCCGAAACGCTCGCGGCGTCGCGTGCCGCGGCATCGTCCGGTGCCGATCCGGAGTGGCCAGACGCCCCAACCGGACTCGCAGAACTGGTCGCCAGGTTTTGACAGACGCACGGGCCGCAAATCGCACGTCCTGAAGGTGCCGCGGTGGGGGACCGTGTTCTCGGCCTCAACCCACTGGGAAACGCCGGGCCGGAGGAATGGCCTGGAAGCACCGCATGCCTCGACAGCCCGCCGCACATCCGGCCCGCCGGTTCCAGTTAACTGTGTCAAAAAGCGGTGGATCGAGTCCGATCCATGCCTGAAGTGTACCCCAACCTTTGCGGAAAGTCTTTTCCGGAAAGGGGCAACTTGTTGCACCCAAACTGCTGCTGCTACTGAACCTGCCAATCCCCGACAAGCTTCAGTTGATTACTCACCATCAGGCTCCCTCACGCACGTAAGTCACATAAAAACCCTTGATCGTCCGGTGATCCTGCAGCCGGTCTCCAAGAGAAAACCCATCTTTTCTGATGGGCGCCTGGAAAATGTCCAGCCCACGATCAAGGACGATCTTCCAGCCTGTGTCGGTGGTTATATCGCGCGCATGGCCGGTACCGGTACCGTCGAAGACCCAAGTGAACTCAATACCGGTGCCTGCACAGGCGTCAGCTATGGAGTCGAGAAGCTCGCGCTGCTTGGCCACGTTGCCGTCATCTGGCCCTGTTACCAGATGAATACTGACCTGGTCTTCTGGCGGCTTGCGCTGGATGACCATTTCGACAAATTCCATCATATTCTTGATCTGGTAGAAGTAGCGGACATAAGGGTCGGTCACTACGATCTTGGATGCACCGACGATGTAGGGGCCAAATACCCTGTCGTAGCTGATACCTCTGCGGTTTTCAGCGAAAACATGATGTCCTTCAGCGAGCGCTGCTACTTTCGGTTTGGGGCGGCTGTTTTCGGCAGCAACGGATGCCTCATGGAGGGTCGAGTCCTCAGTCTGGTTGTCTTCGTTCTCTTCACCCTGTTCCTGTTCCTTCGGATCCAGCGCCGGTTTCAGATGATAGAATTGCGGATATTCTTCTTCTTCTACCGTGGTCACACGCCGCTTTTCGCCATCAGAGCCGGTGTAGTAGAAATCCACCTCAGGATAGGTCGCATCGATACGTGCCAATTGGTCCTTTACGCGCTTTCGGCTTTCAATTGCCAGGCGCAACAGCTCTTCGACATCCTCTGCGGTCTCGCCACCGTTCGGGAAGATCAACTTCAAGAACCCGGACATCGTTTTGTAAATGGCGTCACGATCGCGGGTCGATATCTTCTCACTGATCTTGAAATACTGGTCAGGTCGATGTGAGAAATCCTCCGAGCGCAGATGGCGCAGAATTTCCGCCAAATAATCCACGATAAAGCCATAGCCCTTGGTGAACATCTCGCCCCGGATGACGTCGACTTCCCAACCAGGAAGGTAGGAATGCAGACGGTCGATGAAAGCTGAGTCATGGAACTGTGACGGCAGCGCCTCGAAGAGATCACTGTTTTTCAGCATGAAGGGCACGTTGTGGTCGGTATTGCCGACAAAGGCAAAGCTGGCCTCGGCCCCCATGGGATTGACCCCGCGCGAGAAGGTCTTGTTGGCCATGTAATTTTTCATGATGTCAACGAGGGCCTTGTTGGCCTTCTTTTCCCGTCCCGCAAACTCGTCGAAAGCAACGACATCCCAATACCCCACCAGACCAATCCGGCCGTTGGAATTGTTGACAAAGAGCTTTGGGATCGAGACCTCGCCGCCGGAGATCAGCTGCCCGTGCGGTGAGAACTCCGAATAAATATGAGACTTGCCGGTGCCTTTGGGGCCCAGTTCGATGATGTTGTAGTTGCGCTCGACGAAGGGGATGAGGCGCATGAGCTGCAGCAGCTTGGCGCGCCGACCAAATGCCTCCGGATTGAAGCCAATGCTCTGCATCAGAAGGTCAATCCAATCATCGGTGTCAAAGTTCGACCGGGCTACGCGAAAAGCTTCGTAATCGACCTTGGCGATCTGGATTGGTTTGATTGTCTCAAGGATCCACGGTGAAGTCCGGGCGTCTTCGGCAAACTCATACTGGACGTCAGCGATGCACCAAACGCCGGTCACCAGCAGCTTTGGATGGGCCTTGATGGTGCCGCTGTCGACAGCCACCTTCTTGATCCCAAGGTTGTCAAAGGTTGCCTCGTAGCTGTCGGTTTTTTCGTTCAGCGACACGCTGATCTGGTCAATAACCTTGTAACGGCCCTTTTCCTTGATTGTAGACTGGATCAGCCCCGCCTCACTCCGGTGGACATAATGCTTGCGCAGGATTTCCTTGACGGTCTCGATCCCCGTACCGATCGAGGCCTCATCGTCGGTGGCACAATACTGGCCCAAGAGGTACTCGAGCACATAAGTTGGAACGATCGCATTGCCTTTGACGGCCTTGACCAGGTCTTTACGCACCACGAAGCCCGCGAAATGTTCGTTGATCCTGTCGTCGAGATCACTCATGGGCCCGCTCCTCAAAAGTCAAAATCGGTTGTAATGCCACGTTTAAGCTGGAAGCGATGGCTGGTGTAATCCTGATAGTGGCTGGTCTTTCCGACGCGCTCGCGCAGCTTCAGGAAAACGTCCTGATTGTTGAACTTGTCCGTGTCACGCGACAGCAGGAATTTCCGAGGCATTTCGCGTTCGCGCGCACTTTCGGACGCGAAGTCAAACTGCAGGACGTGTTCGTCAGAGATCAGGTTGCCATCAGCTGCGTAAATCCCCGCGATCAATTCCCTGGCCTGCATCTTTTCGGACACCGGTTGTGCTTGGTAGAAGACGACTGCAGTCTGCCCCGATGTGATCTGGCTTCGCCCGGAGACGATAATCTGCACCTCAACCTGGTTCACATCCGCATCGCGCTGCTTGCCAACGCGGATCACCGGGATGACGATCTCCTGTAGGGACGCCCCGCCGTGGACAAAGCGGCTGCCTGCGCCCTTCACCCTCAGACGATTTATCGAATTTGGGATCAAGACATCCAGGTCACCCGCCAGACCGAGGTTGGCAGAGCTGAACTTCTTCATGCCTGCAGTCGTGGCCAGTCCCCGACCGATCACGAAACGACGGTTTCGCATGAGGATTTCATCGCCTTGGGGATCTGCGATGGCAAAGTCGCTCTCGCCGAGGGCCCGATGCTGGTAGAGAAATCCGTGATCTGCCGTGATCAAGATGTTCGAAAAGTTCGCCGAAGTAAGCTTTCGGACCAGTTTCGTGAGGTCCTCGATCGCATCTTCCGTGGCCTTTGGCAGTTGGTCTTCCGTCTGCAGCTTGTCGCCAATTGCGTCGATATGGTTGTGGTAGATGTAAATCACGTCGTTGTCTCGGAAGAGCTCCTTGCCTTCGTCGACCCGCATGTTCTTAACATCTTCGGCTTTCAAGGCCTTGGCACGGTCCCCGGCGCGGCCAGTTGAGAGCAGCTTTTCGCGAGCGGTCAGGCCTTGGGTGCTTTCGCCACCTGACAACACCGCACCGCTGCCTTCTGTGGAAAGTGTCAGCGCCTTGTTTGGCAAGAGGGCGGCCATGCCGAGCTGGGTGTAACTCGGCAAGGCACTGATCATGGGTTTCAGTTCAGCGTCAAACCGGTTCAATGCGCGAATGCGGCGCAGGCATTCCTCCGCGACCTCAAATCGGAGGGCATCCGACACAATGACCGCGACCTTCTGGTCCTTGCGGCGGAACTCAGCAGCCTGCTCTGTGTAGAAGGCGCTTTGGCGCGGATAGCCAGGGATTGCCCAATCCGTCATGCCGCTCACCTGGTCCTGCCAAGCATCGTTCAACTTCAGCAGGAAGCTATTGGTGTATCGGTTTTCCACTGCGTCATAGAGCTCTGCCAGCAAAGAGGCATGCCCACTTTTCTGCATGTGGTAGATGAACTTGCGGTAAAGCTGATCGAGCTTGTACCAGCTGGTCACATACCGCTTAACGCCCTCGGCTGGGCTGGTCATGCCCAGATTGGCCTCGGCGAGCGCCTGCTGGAACTCGGTGGCAAACCCCATCGCTTGGTAGATATCCTCATAAGTGGAGTACCAATGGCTCTGGCGACGTTCACGCACCCACTTCAGAACCTCGGATGCACTGACGGTCTGGGTCGACATCGCGTGGACCATCTGGCGGATGATGTGTCGGTCGATCTCTTCAAAATGGTCGACCGGCATCAACATCCGGAAATCGCGCTGGGACAGATCTTCAAGTATCTTCAGCAGGCCCTGATACCGCGTGGCCAGCGTCTCGAATGCCGCCTCCCAGTGACGGTTGTTCTTCCAGCGCCTGAACACCAGCAGCGCCTCGGCATTCAGCTTGCCATCCTCGCCCAAAGCCCGGAAATAGGCCGACTGGAAAAGGGCAATGGCGAAGTCCTCGAAATCTGGTTCGGATGGCTGATAGCCATAGGCATTGCCGACCTGCTTCCAGAAAACTTCGGTCAGCCCTGCGCGTGTCATCAATCGCATTGCGTCATCGCGGCCCTCCGCCAGATCCCCCAGCAGCGCCTCGATCACCGTATCCAGGCCGCCTTCGGCACCCGCGCAGACGGCCAACATCCGCAGGCGGACCTGCGATTGGGTATCCGACGCCTGCAACAGCCGCTTCAGCTCGGCCACGCGGGCTTTGGAGCGGTAGAACTCCAAATGCTCGCGCACGACGCTCTCGAACTGTGGCGGCAGGCCCAGTTCGCCCAACCAGATTCCGGCCTGATCCGCCTTGAACACGGCGGTGGCCAGCTGCAAGTCCAGCAACCAGTTCTCGGCATTGGGAGGCTCGGGCCCGTCACCAAACACCAGAAACCGCGCCTTGGGGTCCTGCCGTATCATTCGGTGCTTCAGGCCGAACTCGTTGTTGGCGATTTCGACCTTGGTCACACCGGGCAGATCCACGGCGTCAAACTCACCGCGCATGTCGCGGGCAGTGTCGTACCAAAAGACGATCCGGTGATCGTCAAAGAGCCGCCGCAGGCTGGCCGTGATGCGATCCGTCATCAGCTGACCCCGACGATCTTCTTCAACGCGGCGCCGAACTTCGGGTAGTTCGCCTTCACCCCATCATCCAGATCGATCTCGATCTTGGCCTGCGCCAGCGGGAAGACCACCTCGCGCTCCCATTCGTTCAGCTCGTCGATCTGCTTGACCACCACGGCCACGTCCTTCAGCGCCTTGGTGCGCTGGCTCTGGCTGGCGCTGGGGTCGTCGGACAGTTTTTCGAGCCGCCCGCGTTCGGCTTCCAGCTTGCTGATGAACTCGCGCAGATAGTCGTTGAGGATGACCGACACGGTGTCGGCCCGGTAGCGGTGCATGTAGATCAGGGCGTTGAACGTGCCCTTGGGGCTGGAGAACATCCAATAGATCGGGCGCTTCTTGTAGCGCTTCACATGGTCGGTATAGAAATCGCGTGTGAAATACTTGCGGATGTCCTTGCCAAGCGCGTCTTCGATATAGCGCAGGTTCTCGCGGAAATGCGCCTCGCCGAAGGTGGTGCGCAGGAGCAGGCGGAAGCGGTCTGTGATGTCGTCGGGGAACCAGTCGGCGTCGAGCACGGGGATGACGTTGTCTTCGTCCGGCATGAATTGCGGTTCGGGGATGCGGGCGAGGTAGTCTGCCAGCGTCTCGCCCTGATTGGCGAGGATCAGGCTGGGGGTGTCGAGGCTGTAGCGGCCGAACATGCAGCCGACGGCGTAGGAGAGGAACTCGGCCATGGTATCGGCGCGCAGGCGGGCCTCGTTCGCCGCTGCGTCGTTCTTGATGCCATAGCGATAGGCGGGGTTGCAGGTGAGGGTGATCTCGTTCAGCGGCACGTCGGGGGTCAGCTCGTCTTGCAGGCCATAGGCGTCGATGAAGATGCGGTTGTTCTCTTCCTCTAACGTAAGCATCTCGTCCGTCATGCCCTGCCAATGGGTGCGCAGGGTGGTGTAGGTGCCCTCAAGCGTGTCGGCGCGATGGTCGGGTTGGTGCAGCGGAAGCGTGGTGAAATCCCATGAGGTTTCGTAGGCGTCCCAGTCGGATTTGGCGAGTTGGACAGTCTGCACTTCTTGAACTGCCAGATCGGCGAAAGCTTCAGGTTTAGCAAAGGGGACACGAGCCAAATCGCCTACTTGGAAGGTGGAAGTCGGGTTCACGCATCGCATAAACTGAGGCATTAGGCTGCTACAAAGAAGGCTTAGGACAGGGCTCAAATTATCTGGTTGATGGGGAACACCGGATGATCCCTTTACGTCAAAGAGGAAGCCTTTAGGAGAAAAGCGCGCCGCGAATGAACTTGTTGATATATCAGACCAAGTTGCGCATTCGAGGAACATTTTATCCAAGTTCTGAATATAGCGTGACCAGTGTTTTCCCTTGTTTCGATAGGTTGCGAAGTCCTTAACTTCTTGACCATCGTTTTGCCAATTGATGATGTGGCTTTGGTTCCCATACCATTTTCTGTGACCGCCACCTTTGTTGTAGGGAAACCATTTTTCATCGCGAGTCGCAGCATCTTTGATGCTCGATGCGTCAAAGCAGATTTCCTCTGAACCGACCTCAAACCATTGTTTTAGAAAACGGTCATTGTCACCTGTGTTAAGTCCGACCGCTGGTTTGAAAACATCTTTAATGGCATCCAGATTACTGAAACATGATCTGAAATTATCAGAAATCCAATGCGCGATAGGCTGACCTTCAACAGCTTCGAAAGTCGTTGAGCTGGCGTGATTTATCGCTACTTCACCTGTAACTGCGAGTCTCAGTTGCTCAAACTTAGCAGCCTCGGAGCGGCCGTCGCGAAGATCAATGAAAGAGCCTTCGTATTCGCGCGATCCTTCTCGACAAAGAACGAACGCTGTCGTTGATACCACTTCTCCTCCAATTGAATCAAAAGCACCCGAACCGAGGTGCGCCATGGACCTAATGGGAAGAGTAGCGACGACCTTTTCTCTGAGCTTTTGATGTCGGGACAAGAACATCCAGCTCTGCATCGTAATCATGCTGATGAAGCCATTGCGGCGCGACAATTCAGCTGATCTTTCGATGAACATAGCAAAAAGGTCTGATTTTGAATCTGGGTAACTTTCCTTTGCGAATGCATCAAGTTTCGCATTCATCCCTTTCCCGCCCATATACGGTGGGTTGGCCACCACCACATGATACTTCGGCGACAGCGCCTCGGCCATGCGCAGCACGGCCACCACGCGCGCCTGCACGTCCTTCAACAGGAGATCGCCGCCGAAATCCCGCGCCTCCACCACCCGCAACGCCTCTGCCGGGTCGCGCAGTTTTGGCACGATCAGCGAGCCGAAGTTCTTGGCCTGCTCGAACTGTCCCAGCGTCTCGCGCAGCGCGTCCGTAAACAGATCCTTGCCCACCACGGCGGCCACGTCCTGCATCTCGGCATCCGTAAAACTCACGTTCTGCAACACGCAGATGTCGGGCTTTGCCTCCATCCGCAGGAACCGCCGCCGCCCCAGCTTGGCCGCCGCCTTCATCGCCAGCGCAAAGGCCGCCAGCGCGCCCGCGCGGTCGTCAATCTCCATCCCTGTGAGGTTGTGCGTCAGGATCAGCGCGGGGATCTCGGCCGCGTCATAGCCCTCTTCCTCGTAGATGGCGTAGAGCAGGTCAAAGGCATATGTCAGCATGTGCCCTGAGCCTGCGGCGGGATCGCAGATGCGGATATCTTCGGGGCGGGAGATGCGCAGAAAGTCCGTCTCGGGTTCTTCCGGCGCGATGTAGTAGTCCATCCGCTCGGCCAGACGGCTTTGGGGCCGGTTCAGCAGCCAGAGCCGCCCCAGCGAGTTCTCCACCAGGTAGCGGACGATCCAGTGCGGGGTGAAAAGCTGCGTCGCGGCGGGGATGTTCTCGGCCGTGATCTTCTGGTTCTTCTTGAGGCCCGCAAAGACCTGATCCTTCTTCTCGGAGATATAGAACTGGTAGAGCCAGCCGATGATCTCGACGTCCTGACAGGCCTCCTCGGTCATGACCTTGCGCAACTCAGCCAGAATGGAGGTCTGCGAGAGCAGATCCTCGGGCATCAGCAGCTCGGTGTAATCGTCGATCTGCTCGAAGAGGAACGGCATCGGCCCGTGCCACTGGTTGCAGGTGCGGACCAGCAGTTGGCGGTAAGCCTCGGCCTGCGGATCGGACGATGGGGTGCGGCCGTCCAGAAGCGCGGCGATGCCCGGCGGCGCGCCCTCGGGCAGGTTGCCCGCCATCGCCTCGGCCAGAAGCTCGGGCCTTGTCGCGCCATCAGCGGGGGAGACGATGCGCGTGTTGGTGTAACCGTTGGCATCCATGAAGCGCAGCGCAGTGAACCGGTTGAACCAGGTATAGGCGACCTGTTCGATGACCTGCCGCTTGCCGTCCTTGCGGATCGCAGATTCCAGTTCCTTGATCGCCTTGGTGTGTTCGCGTCGCGCCGGGCTGCCCTCGGCCAGGACCATGTCAATCTTCGAGGTCACCTGATCGATCAGCAGGTTGCGGGCGGCCTGGGCGAATTTCTTGAGCGCGTTGGTATCCATCAGACGATCACTTTCTTGCCCGCGCGGATTTCGACCAGCAGGGTCTGTTTCATTTGCTCGACGTATTGCTCAACATCGGCCTCTTCGGTGAGGAATTGTTTCGTGAAGACCACCTTGAGCTCCGAAGCGTTGACGTAGGTGGGCGTGACTGGCTGGATCGGTCGTTCGCTCATGCCCGGGATCGGCTGCATTGGGGTTGTCGGCTTGCCCAACCGTTCGACCTCGGCCAGAGTGCGCGGGAGCAGGTCCAGCCTCGCCCCATTGGCACGATCGCGCAGGATCGGGATCATCTTGACCCCATCCAGACCCGTCTTGTGGCTGTCGATACTGCGTTTGATACGCTCTTGGTCGTCTTGGGCCAGCGCCTGGAACTCGGGTGTTTGGGCAACCTTGTCGGCGCATTCGTTCACTGCCGCAATAACGGCCTTTCGTTCCTCCAGCACTGTCAGTTCCACCCGGTCCTTGAGCGTGTAAAGATCGGATTTCAGGGATTGGATTGCGGTGCCCTTGTAGCAGGCAGGATCGGCCAGCGCCTTGGAAATCGCATCGCCCGCAGCAGCATCAACATAAGAAATATTGGCCTCCTGATCGCGCAGGAACTCGCGTGCGTCGTCATAGATTTCCTTCTGCGCGCCGCCCATGAAACTGCGGACCTTGTCCAGCACCTCTTCTTTGGCATCCAGAAGGTCGTCTTCCTGCTGGGGGGGCTCAGTTATGTACCAGGTGGCTGGTTTGCCGACCAAGGCAGCGATCCTGGTGGCCAAAGGCTCAAGCGCGGCCAGGAACGGATATTGGAATTTCTGCGCCGTAAGTCGGGTCAGCTCATCTGCCAGAAGCTTGGTGCTGTCGGCCCATTCGGCGCCAATCGTTCTGGCATCGGTCCCATCCGAGGGAAGATCGAACAGTTCCTTGTAGAGCTCTTTCGCCTTTCGGATCTGGGCCGAGGTGAACTCGGTCTGCGGCGTCAGGAGGATATTGGCCAGCGCATGGCTGTTGTTCAGATTACGCGCCAGATCGGCTCGCTCCAGAACAGTGCCATCGGAGCGCGCTTCAAGTTTGCCTTTACCGGACAAGCTGGCTGCCAGACAAAGCACAGCGGTCGTTGGCCAGCCATAGGGTTTTCCACCGAAACGCTCGGTCAGGTATTTGACCGAAACCTTCACGCCGTTTCTGGCTTGGCCCTGGACGTAGTTCAGCACATCCTGCTCAGCTTCGGTCAGACCTTCGCCGTTGTTGCCGAAAAGACCGCTTTCCGGGGAGGCCGCCTTGATGATGTCGGCCTCGACGTAACTGACCCCGCGCAACATCGGGAGGTTCACATGGACCTTGTCGACCAGCCCCTGAAATCCTTTGACGATCCGTTCCTGCGGTTCTTCACCTCCGATATCCAACTCATCACCACGGACAAACATACGTGCGTCGGCCACCAGCTTGCGCAGGCGCAGTTCGAGGTCCTTGTAGCGACGGCTGTTCTGATCGCCTTTTTCGGCTACGATCCGATCCCGACCGGGCTGCTGAGATCCAGCACGCGCCTGGCGAATGAACTTGTCCGTCTGCTTGAAGAGCGTCAGGTCCCGGATGAATCTCACGTCGGGCTGGAGCACGACCGCCAGTTCTTCGCGGCTCATGTTGCGCATACGAACCGCTTCCGGCGCTGCTACATCATCGTTGAACGGGCTGATCACATTGATCGCCAGTTCATACTCGCGGCCCAATAGGTGGTCATCGAGCTTGCGACTGAAACTATACTCATGGCCCGTGGTCATATGCTTTATCTTGCGGTGGCGCAGGATCGTGTCAAAGGCCAGCGCTTCCATTTCCTTGGAAAGTTCAGACGGATCGACATCGAGCCCTTTGATTTCGGCTTCGACGTCCTTTTCCTCATTGGTCAGGAACTCGTAGACCTCTCCGTTGCGCTGGATGAGCGTGTTGCGCTCCAGAAACGACAGCGCTTCCTCGATCTTGCGCCTCTGCTTGGCTTGATCGGTGTCGAACTCTGACAGTAAAAGCACGCTGATGTTACGCACCGTCGGCTTAAATTCCTTGACGTATTTGACCAGGAACAGCGCCTTCAAAACCCGGACGGCAAAGGGGTCGATGTCCTGAATTTCCTTTTCGGCGATCTGGATCGATTGCTGAGCTGCAGATTTGAGGGCGGTCCGGATGCCTTCGAACATAAGATCAAAGGTAGCGAGCCCGCCAACCGGCTGATCAGCCAACTTCTTGGCCACCTCTTGAAACACGCCCAGCATGGAACGTTCCCCAATCGAGCTGTGCTTGCCCTCAAAGGCATTGTGTTGCGATAGCGACGTGATCGCCATCTGGAACAGCATGTATTGGTAGGGAGGGAACGGATAGCTGGACACAAACTGCTCGCGGCCATCGAAATTCTTCAGCTTGATCGAGCCGTCGGTGAAGTCGAACAAAGTCTTGAGGTTGTTTTCTTCGCGGTCGTGCAAATTGCCCAAGGTAATCTGTCCGGCATCGGTCTTCGACAGCAAGCGTCGCTGTATCACCTCGGCCACGTCCGCAGAGTTCAGTGGCATTTTGACTCCAAAGCGCGCCATGATTTTCGAGAAATCCTGAGACTGAAACGCCTTCCCGTCTCCGATGATCGCTTCCATGTCTTGCTGTGAGGTTACGATGACCCATGCCTGACCTTTGCACTTCGTGTTGAGGCTTTCGGCAATCGTCTGCAAGTTGGTCATCAGCTTAACGTTTTCAGCGATGTACTGGCCGACCTCGTCCACGAAGAAGTTCAGGCGAAACTTGGAACCCTGTGTGTCGATCCAAGCCTTTACCTTGTTGGCAAAATCCTCGATCGAAACCCGTGTGTCACTGCGATACTGACCAAGAATATCCTGGGCGTCGGACGGATCGCCGTCCGTAACCGAGGCAAAGGCAGCAGCGATGTTTCTGCGCTCCAACGCGGCTTGTTCGCGTCCCCGCTCCCAAGGTTTGCCCGCCGCTGCTTTATAAGCCGACGCGAAGGCCGCAAGCTGGCCGCGCTCATCAAGATCTCGTTCAAATTGAGCGATGTGCGGCAGCTTGCCATAGTAGCCGCAAGCCTCATCAAAGACCTTCTGGAAAACTGACAGCAGAGCATCGACGTCCGTCTTGGAGATGACGTCTGCCTTCTGGTCGATGTTGAACAGGATCGATTTCGAGGGAACTGAAATCGCTTTGCGCAAGGCGCCGGCCAGCATAGGGTCATCGGTCAGTTTTTCGGCAAAGATATCAAATGCGCGCACTCCATCGACTTCGCGATTTTCCATCAACAGCGCGAGCATTTTCAGCAGATGCGATTTGCCCGACCCGAAAAACCCGGAAATCCAAACGCCATTGGCGGTATCGTAATTGTTGTAAGCCTCAAGGAAGGTCTCCAGGCGCCGACCGATCTCGTCTGTGATGACATACTCGTCGAGCTCGATCCGCAGGCTTGCTTCATCGTCGGCCTTGATCACGCCATCGATCGGGCGGTCAACGGGCTTGGCGAAAATTGTTCTCAGAGCAGTGGTCATCGGGTCAGACCTCGTAGTTCAGAATGTTGAAAGCGCGGTAATATTTGTCATCGTGAAGCAGACTGAAGAGGTCCAGCGATCCACCCGTGGCCGTGGAATGAGTGTAGCTGCCTGGAAAGAACAGAACCGTGGGCCTGTCCTTCGCTGTGCTTTGAAGGTTGTTCAGCACATTATGGGAACGAATGTAGGGATAGACCTCGCCCACGCCTGAAAGGAAAATTACGTCGTGGGGCTGACTGTCGATGGCCCCGGCGATCTTGGGGATCAGGTGTTCATGGACATCCAAGACGCCTTGCAGCAGCTCTCGCAGCTCGGATTTCTCCATGCCTGGTTCAGCGCTCAGCACGTCTTCAAGGATCCCGCGTTCTTCAAGAATGCCCAGCGAAAGCTCGTACAGGCTGAGGTCGAGAACCTTCACGCCAGAATGACCTATTCGCTCGATCAAGTCGGCGCGGTCCTCCGTCATCGAGAGGCCTTCGCTGGCTGGGAAGGGGCAGATAAAGAACGGCACCTCATTCCCAAGGCCTTGTTTGGTCAGAAACCGCTCGCTGGTGATCACACGATACAAGTGCTCGGCGCGCTCTTTGCGGGTCAGCTGTTCGCTCACGGTTTGCCCCCCTCGGCCATAACTCCTGGGAAGAACGCTAGGTCAGATGGCGTGTTTGCTTCAATCAAAGCCCGAAGCGAGGTCGACAAATAGGTGGATTGGATCCGACGATCCTCAGAAATCACCCCGGCTTCGCGCATGATCTTGAAGGCAACCTGACGCAACCGAACACGAGTCGCATCCGCAGTCGAAGCCAGAGTGTCATCCCACTCAGCCTTCTGCTCTATGAAAAGTTCAAAGCTTTCTATAGGGATCTCCAACTGATAGGCCAGATAACGATCTTGCACGACTTCCACGGCAAATTCACGGACAAGTCGGTATGCCCGGCATATTGAAAGCCAAAGAAGCAGACGCTGCTCTTGCCGATCTGCGGTGTCCACCAAGAACTGCAATTCCTCATCGCTCAGCGTTTCAAGGCGATTGGTAATCTCGCGTAGCACCCGGCGTTTGGACTTTTCTTTTGGCAGTGAAGTCAGCCCTTCAGATTGGGCCAGTGCGATGGTCTCAATCCAATTTGAGGTCTTCAAATAGCTGGCGGCAAGGTCAATGCTTTCGTTCAGAAACAGTCCGCCAGATGTGAATGACATTTTGTAAGGCTGGTCCGCCCCAATGTCTCCCGATCCTCTTGCCAATGTCATCCAATGACCTCTTGGCGATTGAGCAAGACGATCTGCTGGTGATGTGGTTCGCGTGCTTCAGGATCCGTGTCGAGCCCCAGACGCTTCAGGGCGTAATAGAGCAGCGCACGTCTAACCGGAATCTTCCCTATGCCATCTTGCATGCCATAGTCGAGTGCGATGACTTTCTTCTGGGTTTCGGACAGTTCAGGATGAGGGCAAATTTCAAGAGTAACGTGATCGTGCCACGCCGCATCCGCTGCGTCAGTGATTTCACTTGCTGCGACGCCTCGCGTCTTGATCATCCGCGAGAGCAGGAAGTCCTTGAATATTTCATCCGTCAGGCAGAACGCCCGGCTGTGCCAACGAAATCCGTCGAACGCGATAGCATGCGGGGCAATCCAGCGCCAGCGCGGCTCTGGGTTCGAAAGCGATTGGTATTTCACCTCTATCGCTTCAGCCTGCCGAATGGCGCCAACAACCGAACGTAGAGTTTCCGGCTTTACTCCACGGGCGGGGGCCGGTGCAGCGTCATACGACGGAAGATCGATAATCCAGCAGTCTTCGCGATCGAGGATGTCTTCTCTCACCGATCTTAGTTGTGCGAGGTAGCGCGCCGCGTCTGGCGCTTGAAACCACGGCTCAAACTGAGGGCCTCGGACATACGTCCTAGCGCTCTTGTCGTAGACCATGTTGTTCGGCGCGAGCGCGATATAGCGGTTCAGGTCGGATGACGCCTGGTTCACCGACAGACCGAACTGCTCCATCAAGTCGCTCCGGTTCACATGGCTCTCCCAAAACAGTCGAAACTCAATGAACTCGAGTCGTTGCTCGACGCCCCAGCGCAGTTTCGACCTATTCCCTTCCAACACGCCCTCCTGACATCTCTGTCCACACCAAAAAATATGCGCGCACAATTTCTGGACTGTCTAGACGGTATCCGCGAAACGTCGAGCAATCAAACGAAAACCAAGGCGGGTTGGCTATGCCAGACCGCATAAAGCGCCGTCAGCACGTCGAAACGTGTGTTGCCGTTAAATTGGGTGGCGAAGATGTCAGGCTGCAGGTTCTGGTAAAATGCCTGGCGCAGCATCTCCTCATCAAAGCGGATGCTGTTGAACCCGGTCCAGATCGTCGGTGACCAGCGGTTGATCAGCGTCCCGATTGATTGAGTGAACTCAAAGAGCGTCGGCAGGTCCGGGTCCAGCAACTGCGCTGGGCGCACCCCGGTGACAGTCAGCGCCCAAGGGGATGGGATGATGTGCGGCGCAATCCGGCAGCGCAGATTAACCCGCTCGATCTCCCTGAATTCGTCATCTGTCAGAATGGCGGCGAATTGCAGCAGCTGATCGAAGGCGGGCGAAAGGCCTGTCGTTTCGAGATCGTAGATGGCAAAGGTCGTGGGCGTAGCCTAAATTTTGAAGCGGAATTCATCATCTGCCAAACACGGCGCGCCCACTCTGCAGAAGCTGCTGGTATTCCGCCACTTTGCTCCATCTACCCATCGCCCTTTTCGATATCGGCGATCAGAGATTTCAGCCGCGCTGACATGATCACGTCCGTAGCGGTATTGGCCGCGAGCCTCTGGAGCTCCCTCAGCACAGGGTCCCGCTGCCCGATCCGCGCACTGGCGTCCATGACATGGGTGACAGCCTCATCAATATCGAGCGGGCTTGGTTCATATCCGCGCCCAGCCAGCAGATGTGCGATGGCATGAAGGCCGATTTGTGCCGCAAAGGCTGGCTCCTTGATCGCGAAATCCCGCGCCGCGCGGATCAGCGTCGCCGGTGCCGCGTCAGAATGCGCTGCGCAGTCGAGTGCAAGATCGAGGTATTTTGCGGTCTTGGCGGCGGCAAACCATTTTCCTTTGGACCCGTGGCTCTCGATCAAATCGACGAGGATCATGCGCGCGTCGAGATCAGGATAGCGCTTCACCAGATCGCGCCACATCGCAAGATAGGTGTTGCCCGAAGCGGTGGGGAGGCCGAAGCGGCGATAGGCTTCGTCCTCACGCCCCTGCCGGACCAGAATGTCCTCACAGAACCGCGCGATTTCGTGGTGACCCCATTGGCGGCCATCATCCTTCAACAGCGCCTCGGCGAAGGCCAGTGCCTGGTCTTCGCGCCCCTGCCGTAGCTGTGCTTCAGCGCCGAACTTCATATCGAACCACAGAGACGTCTTCTTCAGCGCCAGAAGGGCCATCAATTCGTCGTAGCGCCCAGCCTCAAGCAGGCAGGACAGCGTTAGCGTGCCCGTCGTGACATGGGAGAACCGCTCGTGATCCGCCCAAGCCTCTCGCATCATGTCGAGATCGCAGTCGGCATGCAGGTTCATCAGCGCAGGGTATGCCGCGATCTGCCCAAAGCGATCGGCTAATGGCGCGAGATAATCGACGCCGTCGTCCTCGATCGCCTCGCGCAGCTGCTCGAGCCATTTCGTGCGGGTTTTCTCATCAGCAGGTGCCTCGATCAGGATCGGCAGCAGGTCTTCGAGCGTCCGGCGCACAGCATTGCCAAGCGCACCCGAGGACGTGTCGATATGCTCGAAGGCGGGCCAGATGCGCTGGGCCAGCGCGATGACACCCTCGGCCGCGGCGGTCGGGTCAGTGCGCGCGACAGCCCGGATCTCTGTGCTGGCCGATTTCAGCCGGTCAATGGCCTTGGCAGACGACTTCCAGCTGTACGCGCCAGCGCGCATGCCCGGTTTGAATGCCCATTTGTGCGTCACCTTGCCCGCCATCTATAGCCTCCCCGCTATGCGCAGCGCATTAACTTCGACAGCTTCCGCAGTCTGCGTGACATAGCCCTCTGTCGCACCCTGAAGTGCTGCCACCTCGGCTGTGACCTTCACCCTACATGCCACAAGCTTGTCGACGAGGTCCTGGACCCGGTTTCTCACATCGGTCGGGCGATAGCCAATGTCGCGCGCCATCTCCTCCCAATGCCGTCCCGCGATCATGTCCGGTGTACGCTTCCTGCCGGCGATGCTCTGGGCGTAACTCTGGACGACATGCGGCCAAGGCAGGACCGAGGACACGTCGTAAAGCGGGGCAAGGCGCGGCGCTGCCGCGACCGGCAGGATCAGCGAATAATTCTTCGCATGGGCATCGGTGTTGGCGACCAGAATGTTGAAGATGACCTGATCCAGCAGGGCAAGGGCGTCGCTTGCGCTGACGTGCCGCCCGGTCTCAAGCAACGTCATGAGGTCCAGCCCGCGCAGTGTGCCGCGCTCGTATTTCCGCCCGGGGGGAAAGCCATTAGCCTGTGCGAAATCCTCTTGGTGAAGGCGCAGGACCTGACCATTCCGCCCAAGCCTGCGATCATAGCGCAATACACCGATTGCCGTGCGCCCAGATGCCTTGAGAATCGTTGCTTGTGCAGCCTCAATGCCGACGGCCTGCGCCATCCGCAGGCACCAGACCTCGTTCTCGGTGATGCCCGGCAGATTGGGATTGTCCGGCTTCACGATCAGTGTGGACGGGGCACCGTTGAGGGGAATGGCGAGCACGTCATCCGGGCCGGGCAAGCGCAGCACAGGCACGCCATCTGGACCAAGGACGGCCAAAGCAGACTTCTTCTGGCCACCGGCGAGGGACTGGCGCACCCCTTCCTCGCCCACCAGAAATGGTCTTCGGCCAAGATCTGCAAAATGCCGCTCCAGTGCTTCCTGCGCATCGCCGGTGCCGTAGAAACGCGTAAGCAGCGTGTAGGCCCAGCGGCTGGGATCCGCAGGCTCCCCAAAAGACAAGGCGCCCGCAGTATCCCCGCCAATCTCTGTCAGCACGGCCAGCACATCAGCCTGATCCAGCCCCAGTGAGCGTGTCAGGACCTGAAGCTGTTCTTCCTCCGGGAGCAGGTTGGCAAGCCAAGGCGAGATGACCTCGGACGGATAGGCCTCGGCGCGCAAGGGCATGGTGACCGATAGCGGAAACGCCCCTGCGGTCTGCAGCCATCTCTCGCCGTAGCGCAAAGACAGCGTGCCATCAGCGGCAACATCGACATCACCAACCGCCAGCGCATCGAACCAGGTCGAGACCGAGGTCATCACAGGTAGTCTCCAAGGTCGTAACCCTGCGGAGCGTCTTTCGTCTTGGCGTCCGGGCCAGGCGACGTATCATCCATCAGGACCGAGAGCGACACACGCAGCGCCGCCGCAATCTTAGCAAGTGTCGTCAGCCTGGCATCACGCTTCCCCGTCTCGATCAGTGACAATGCCGGAGCACTGATCCCGGTGAGGCGAGCGAGCTGGTCGAGGTTGAGGCTCTGCTCTGCACGGATCGCCCTGATGCGCCGCCCGACATCGGCAAGAAGCTTCCGCTCGTTTTCGATTGACATGACGAGGCTCCTTACCGTTATCGGTAAGGATAGACAAAGATGTGGGATCGCTCAAGAGTTCTTATCGTTATCGGTAAAACGACACGGATTTGGGCTAAGAGCGATCACTGTTTACCTTATTGGATAATTTCTTCTGACTTTGGCTCGGTAATCCGGTCGGTTCATCTGCGACACATCAAAACCCGCGAATGCAGCCCAATGTCGGCGAATGCCCGCGAGTGCGGACGAATGCCGTTTTTTGGTCGTGGTGTTGATGTGGCGTTGATGTAAACTGCAAAACGCCCTGTGGTATCTAAATACCACAGGGTAAGCGTTTGTTATCACGGTATTTTTTGGTTGCGGGGGTCAGATTTGAACTGACGACCTTCAGGTTATGAGCCAAAGCACTAGCGACTCCAACAGTTTAGCGATTTCCGTGACTTATGGGCCAAGCCTTTGATTTCGTAAAATTCTCATTCCGAAAACGCCCGACATTGACCCGCTTTCAGCAGCATCAATCGCGCAAAAATGGCATATGCGGGTTGACGTGGCGTTGACACGGATGGATTGGGAACCCTTCATACAGTAATCATAAGCACGTATAATGCACTGGAGAATCGAGCGTCAAATTTGGCAATTTGCGGTGTTTCAATTCAGTACAACGGATCAGTGCGTTTCCCCAAAGAGATCATGCTTTGAGCAAGTCCACTCTCAGGTAGTCAATAGGGCTGCGGCTTGGGCGGATGCTTCAGGCCTAGCCGTCGGGCCATAACCACAAGCAGGATCCGCCACCAGTTCTGGAAACAGTGCAAGAATCTCGGCCTGTGTTGCGCCGTCAAATGAGTCAAGCGTGGCGGGGCCGGGATAATAGCTTTCGCTCCACAGCCCTTCTGCGCAGATGATTTCGTGGCGATCAAACAAAAGGTGGTGATAGCTTATTAACGCGCCCGAGTGATCTTGGCGCAGGTGGCCGCTTCTCACCAGGTGCGCGGCCTTGACCAAAACCTCTGGCGCGGCGCAGTGAAGCTCCACCCGCCAGCCTGATTGGTGAATTCGGTGCTGCGGCGAGACGCGCAGCGCGCCATGATCGCCCAGAGCGCCGGGCGGAATTACCACCGCAGCGTGCGCCCCGCGAGAAACAACGGTTCGGCTGCCACGCCAGCGAACGCGCTGCGGTCCACCGTCAAGCGTTAACACGAGATCGCCAACTTCAATATCTTCAACCGGAACAAGGCCACGTACTGTCCTGATCCGGGCGCCAGCAACAAAACACGGTAGCACCTCGCCCGTGACGAAAGCCAGATCTGTTACCCCGTCGGCATTCGTAACCTCATAGGAAAAGCCCGCCCCGCCTGGCTGATCTGAAGGATCAGTGATCACGGTGATCGTGCCATCACCATTGACCACAATCTCCAGCCCCGAGGGCAGGGTGACAATCGATCCCTCCGTCACCGCCACACCGTTGATCTTGGTAATGGTCAGCTTTCCACCGATAGAGTTGCTGTCATTCCCTGTCAGATCAACAACAACCTTATCATTCGGGCCGACCTCAAAACTGTCGTCGTTGGCCACAACAGCGGTTTGCACTGAATTTCCGGCAATCAACAGGTTGCTGTCATAAGCCGCATCACCACTGTCGGCGATACCGATTTTGATCGTGTTCACCTGTCCTGGCACCACCGGCGCTTTCAGCGTCAGCGTGACGGTAAAGCCGTCCATTTCGGTATTGAATTGATCCTTTGCATTGTCGATATAAAGGTCGCCGTTCGAAGTCAGGTTGATATTGTCGATCGAGATGTCGCCACTGCCGACCGTCAGCGTGGCCTTTACGCCATTGACCCAGACACCCACCGCATCGTTGAAGCCAGATCCAACGTATTCGAGGTATTCTTCTGACGAAAAAGTAACCTGCATTGTCAGGACAGACCCTTCAGGGATGAACTTCGCCTCTAGAATCGCGGCATCAAACGTTTTGGCTCCGGCGATTTCATTAAGATCCTTGTCGTTATCTATCCCTTTGGTGTCAGAAGACGTCGAAGCGGACTGATTGGCTTCGCCCTTGGCGTTGGTAAAATTTGCAGCCTTGCCGGTGGACAGGATCACACCCGTGTCCGAGGGCGTCACCCCCGGAGCGACCTTCAACCCGTTCGAGTAAATCCCAGCCGAGGCCGGGTCGCCAGAATAGCTGGCGCTTACAATTTTGATCCCTGAACCGAACATTGAGTCAGCCATCTTCATTGCGTCGCCACCAGAGGTGACAGGAAGCTTCGCGGCACTGACCATACTTTTTTCCTCGTTGAACTGAACCGCGTCAGTCTCCGACAAAATCATTGAGAAAATGCTATGATGACACTTGAAAATAGCAGATCGCCCCGCACCGTTCATGGCACTATGCGGATCCGGTTGTGCGGACAGGCGAGTGCCCGCGCCTTTGCCGTTAATTTGCGCTCAAAATGGAAGATCGCGTCGGTCCTTTTTGCAGTCACCAGCGCAATGGGCGAGATATAGCGTGTTGGTTTTCTGTCACGCACGTTGCCCTCAGTATCCAACATCTCAAAAAATTAGCGCCGTGCATGGTTCCAACAAAGGACACTGCTGACAGGCCCCATGCTGCGATCCTAAAGATAGGACCCATGCCACACATTCATCCTTTGTTCTCTTTCTGGCGTTATCCACAACTTCCTGATCGGCCCCCTCTTGCTCCGAATCGTGGCCCCGTGCAGCATGCACGCATGGGGAGAGCAGTCCTCAACTAAAAAGCATAACAGGACGTATCATCCGGCACACCAGGTCGAAGAAGGCGCTTTCGCGTCCTGACCTTTTGCGCCGATTTCTCCTATTTTGCACATAAGAAACACGGCCAGCAGGCGGTACAGGCACGTTCACTCCTCTGGCCCTTTTGAGGGCGGATTCATCATGGCACTACCACAACGCGTATTCTTTACTCTTCACGAAGCCTCGGCTCGCTGGGGTTGTTCTATTGCCGACATCGCTGGCTGGGCGGCCATCGGCAAACTCAAAATCATGACCGGGATCGGTTTGGTGCGCTGCGGCGACGCCGACTTCGCGGGCCGAGTCACCCTCTCGGCCATGGACTTGCAGCCGCTGTTTCGGCGATGCGGCACTGGCCCGGTCGAAGGGATCGTGCGTCGGATTATGCCCGATGGTGGCGCAGATTGGCTGATCATCACTGAACCGGCTGGCGGGATCGCGGTCGCGGTGGTCGACATGCTGATCTTGGCCGAGGACGTCTTTGGGTTTGAAGACGATCACGACATGATCCGCCGTCCCACCACCAATGGAACTCCATACGACTGGGAGGGTATGATCGTCTTTCTGGTTCAGCGCATCCATGAGCGCGGCCTGCCAGAAACGCAGGCCGAGCTGATCGCAGAAATGCAGGACTGGTTCGCCAATCAGTCAGACGGCACCAAGATCCCCGACAGCCGCAGTATCCGCCGACGGATCACACCAATCTGGCGCGCCTTGCGGAAGGAAGCTGCCTGATTGATCGCGCGCTGGGCCAGCGGCGTCATGCAGTTTTGCGCGCAACTGGTTCAGCGTCGGCGTCATGTACCAGAATGGGGCGGGGCCGAAAGGCGCTGGCCACAGCATCGACGCCCGCGCGCAGGGGTGAGTCCATCAGGTGGGCATAGCGCTGGGTTGTTTGCATCTGCGAATGACCCAGCAGCTTGCCGATCATCTCAAGCGATGCGCCGCCACTGACCAGCAGGGATGCAAATGTGTGCCGCAGATCATGAATGCGAACTTCGGGCAGTTTGGCATCCTTCTGGATGTTGATCCAGAAGCGGCGGATTTCCTTGACGGGCTGACCCGGCATGTCGCCGGGGAACAGCCATGGACTGCCGTTGGGCACCAGCAGCTGGCGCTGGCGCACGATGGCCGCAACCTCGGCCGAGATTGGGATCCGGTGGATCTTTCGCTGCTTGGTGGTGGCGGCAGGTTTAGACCAGCTGCCAAGTTCCAGATTGAACTGTTCAAACCGCGCCTGACGCACCTCGCCCACCCGGCTGCCAGTCAGCATGCAAAGACGGATGATCCCGGCCGCGCGCTGATCGGTGGCGGCGTCGAGCACTTCGGCCAGCTTGCCGATTTCGTCTTGCGACAGGAACCGCTCGCGTTCGTTCTCGATCCGCTTTTTGAAAGCCGCTGCCGGATTGTCAGTGCGCCAGCCCCAGCCGATGGCAAGGGTGAACATCTTGCGCAGCACCTCGCCCACCCGATTGGCACGGATCGGCGTGGGCTTTGCGCCCTGCAGCTTCCGCGCGCGGTTGTTCGGCTTTTCCTTGGAGGGGCGCGCCCTGCCCTTCGCGATGATGTTCAGCAGTTTCGCCACATCATGCGGCGTTATATCCATCACCAGTTTTGTTCCCCAATGTGGGGCGACCAACTTCGTCAGCATGGATCGCTGATCGGACCCGTTGGTCTTGGCCAGATGGGGCACATGCTCGGCAAGGTAGCGGTCGATCATGTCGCTGAACCTCGGGGCTTCGCGCAACTCACTCCGTTCGCCCAAGGGGTCGCGCCCCTCGTCGATTTCGCGCCGCAGCTCTTTGGCGCGCTCGCGCGCAGCCGTCACCGTCCATTCGGGCCAGCGCCCGATGGCCATGCGGCGCTGCCGACCAGCAAAACGGTAGTCCAGCGAGAACGACCGGCTGCCTGATCGCAGGATCCGGATGGAAAAGCCCCGCACGTCGGTGTCGAAGACCTGGTAATCGCGTGCTACTTCAGGTTCGCACTCCCTAACTGATTTCTCGTTCAAGCGCAGACGTTTAAGCATGGATGATCTCCCCTTTCGCCTGCGACACAGGCTTAGATTCGCGGCTCTATTGTGAACAGGCATGCAATTTTGACCCCGTAACGGGGTGATCGGCGTCCAACAATGACCCCCTTACACTGATGTGGATGATGCTCCCGAGGCTATCGGGGAGCACAGTGTGGGATGTTGGTTGTGGAGACGATTGCGAAGATCCGTCGGGCGTATTTTCAGGACAAGAAGCCGATCAAGCAGATCTGCCGGGAACTGCGGATTTCACGGAACACGGTGCGCAAGGTGATCCGGTCCGGTGCGACCGAGCACACCTACGAGCGGACCGTCCAGCCGCAGCCGAAGATCGGTCCTTGGAAGGACGAACTCGACGAGATGCTGGCGACAAACGCG